GGCTAAAGTCCTTCTCAAGGGAGATACTACACCCAGAAGCTAGAACTTTTATATTTTTTTGTCAACCGAAAGGATCAACAAACTCTCTTATCTCCCGCAAGTAGTTATTAAGCTCCACCATGATTTTATCTTTATTTTTAGGCGTCATCTCCTCTTCTTCCCAACGATCCCAATACATAATATCGTCCAGTTCTTTAGTTATTATCTGCGCGGCCAGTCGTTTAGCTGTAGTCCGCCTCCCCGTGTAAAGACATCGGATCATGGGTATTCTCCTAATGAAAATTATCTTTGGGAAATCCTTCCTCGCGAGCCATTTGAACGTGGTACGCAAGTTTCTTCAATAAGGATTCGGGGTCATCTATATACTCGGTCAGCATAGATGCAATCGCTCTTATATCTTTCTTCCAAACTTCTTTGTACATCTCTCTTATTTCTTTTACGTCTTCAACGTCATCAAAGCCTTGATCTAACAGTGTTTTTAAGTCTTTCATAAAATCCTCCTTTGGATGTATACACATTAAATATCATATAAAAAAGCAAATCAAGTTGTTTCTCACACGTTTTTCTTATATTATGTGTGCTTTAAAATTGAAGGAGAACACTAATGACACCGCATCACGCAGCGAAATATCCTTTTGAAATAGTCGAAGCAGTCAGATACGCTAAGAACGTAGAGAAACGTTCTGTTAAATGGATAGCGAGACATTATGACATCCCCATTGATACCATCCGAGATTGGTTGTACCGAGGTAGACGAGCTAACGATTGAGGCCGAAGAGCAGTTATTTTGCTGCCCGCGTTGTGAGAAACGATTTTTAGCCTACGTAAAAGTAGTAAACGGTGATACCGACGAAATGCCGGTAGTTGAGCTAATACTGTGTACTAAATGTGAAGAGTCTTTCGATGCGGCTAACCTTTACCTCCTTTGGCTCGATTGGAACAATTCTGAGGATACGATTCATTAGTCTTATCTTTTAACTTTTTGTACTCAAGAATAAAAGCAATAAGCTCGTCTATATCGGTATCATCAAGCTCCACTGTTATTTTCATTCTTTTCCTTAATCTCTTCTCTAAGTTTAATCATCTCTGACCAAACTTTAGCTTTATCGACAGAATCCCGGGAAACTTCTTCCGAGTCCATTTCTCTCTTTAGCTTCAAAAGGGCTTCTTTGAGACCCTCTTCAATTGAATTGCTCATCTTGTGAACTCCGGACGAGGCCGACCTTCTTCTATGCGTTTGTTTTCCATTTCTTCTAAAAGATAGGCTTTGTCTTTCTGGCTAAGGTTTTCCCCTACCCAGTAATCAAAGATAAGCCTGAGCTGCCCGCTAAGCGTGCGCCCTTCTACTTTAGAAACGATGTATAGCTGGTCGTACACTTCGCGTGGAAGTAAAACCGATTTCCATTTGTTTGTATCCAAAACCATTCTCCTCAACCTTTATGTATGAGATTATATAATACTACTCAGTAATTTCAACAAATTCTCCCCAATTAGGGCCCATTTCTATGTCGCATTTGCTTGGAACAACCAGTTCTACCGCGCTAGTCATAATCTTGGATAGCCCCTGGGCCTCTTCTTTGTCTTTAACGCTAAACGCCAGTTCGTCGTGTACTTGCAGCATGGGGGTCTTCCCAGCCCGGTAACAGTCCAACATTGCCTGCTTAGTCATATCCGCGGCACTGGCCTGTATGAGCCTGTTTAGCGCCTTGTACGTGAATGCACGCTTGAGCCTGGTCGTTGGTCCGTAGGCCGCGGCTGCTTCTTCGTAAGGCAGGGCCTTGTTCATTTCAAAGCTATCGGGCTCCCACAAGTCGAACCGACACTTGCGCCCCTTGATGCTTCGTATAGAGCCCGGAGAGCGTGGATCTTCTAAGTGCCTCTGTATGCCCTGGGTCAGTCCTTTAACGAAAGGAACGCGGTTGTGGTACTTCTTAACCAGAGCCTTGGCTTCATCTAACGTAATGTCTAACTGCTCCGCCAATTTCTGAGCACCCATGCCGTACATCATCGCCAAGTTAATAACCTTCGCTTGTTTACGCGGTATGTCCGCCATGTCGGCGACCATAGTGTGGAAGTCCATGTTGGGGTTTTCGTTGTAGGCTTTAACAAACTCTTCGACACCCGGCATGTTTAGCTTGCGGTAGTCGCCGAACACCTTGGCATAATGGGTCAAGATGCGTGGTTCCTGCTGCGAGAAGTCTATTGCAGCCCACTGCTCACCTTCTTCAGGCAGAAACAGTTTGCGGATCAAAGGCCCTAGCGTAGGATCCCGACTTGGGATTTGTTGCATGTTTGGGTTGTTCATAGAGATGCGGCCGGAGACTGTCCCGCCTTGATCAGAACGCACCTGATTAATATGACTGTGTATCCTACCGTCTCGCGCTACGTGCTTAATTAACCCGTCAATAAAGCTGCCTTGAGTTTTATTTAAGTTACGCGCCTGAACAATCATCTGTGCGAGCTCGTGTGGATGCTCAGTTAAGAAAGTTTTTGTAAAGCTCGGCGCGCCTTTCTCCGTACGGGGATAGGTTATGCCTACCTTATCGAACGCTTTGGCTATGGATGTTGCGGCCCAAATTTCTACATCGTGGCCCGCGAGCCGTTTGATATGTTTCCTGACTTCTTTCTCTTGCTTCATTAGATCTTGCTTCGTGCGCTCGGCCTGGTCTACATCGAAACGTATACCTTTCTCTGTCATCTCAACTAAGCAAGGCAGCAGGTCTGTCTCGAGGTTCCAGATGTCCCACAGATCTTCTTTGTTAAGAAGGTTCTTAAAATGGTTCCATAACTCTAATGTAATCTCCGCATCTACCTCCGCGTAAGGGCCAACGTACATGGCAGGCAGCTTCCACATCTCGCCTTTAGGATCGACGCCAAACTCGACAGCCGCTTGCGTCAGCGTCTGCTCAGACTTTGTCTTGCCCAGGTACTCGTAACACAGCGCGTTAAGGCTGTAGCTAAAACGGTTTTCGTCGAGCAGTGCTGCGGTTAGCATGGTGTCTATGACACGTCCCTTCACTTCAAAACCCATGGCACGTATCCACCCAAGGTCGTACTGGGCGTTGTGCATGATCTTATCGCTTGGCGCTTCGAACACTTTCTTGAGCCATTTGTTTATCTGTCGCGCGTCCATGTTGCCGCCGCCAAGATGGTTGACCGGGAAGTAACCTTTCCAACCGGGTATGGCTATAGCGTAACCCACTACCTCACCATTCTTAGTCGGCCACCCTGGACCGAACGTTTTAAGGTCCGGGTCGCGTGTCTCGACGTCTATGGCTATTTCTTTTGCTTCTAACACCGCGTCAGGAAACGGATGCTCCGGGGGCAGCCAGTCGGACTGAGGAGGGAACATTGCCATCTGCAATTTGTTATTGGCCATTGGCGGCTCTCCAAGTTTTCTCTCTGAGTATCGCTTCTGAAAAATGCTGACACTTAGGGCAGTACCAACCAAGTCTTTCGTTCTTCTGCACGTTTACTACGGCAGTTGCTTTCTTATCACCGCAGGATAAGCAGGCGTTGTAATACATAGGATCGATGTCTTGTTTTTTCATAAGATGTAAGCTCTAGCGAAATCTTCGGGTTCCATAATAAAAAGGTTTTCCATGGTGCGTGTAACGCCTACGTAAAATACGCGGTGCAAATCATCGCCCGGTGTGTCCATGGCTGCGCGAGTTAAATCAGTAATGAGAACAACATTCTCTGCTTCACCGCCTTTTGTTCCGTGGATCGTGGACAGTTTAATGCGAGGCACGGCGTTAAACTTCTCGCCCCTACGCAATAAAGCGGTGATATAAAGTGTGTCGTTAAGGGGTATCTTATCCATCGCGTCAAACCAAGGCATGTCTTTTGTAGCTAACAGGCCGTGGTTTTCTACAAGCATTTCAAAAGAAAGCAGGTCATCG